TTTGAGGTATTTGGTCAAGCTGTAGCAACATCAATGGCCGATCTTTTAGGCGGCACGACTGGCCAAATTCTTGCAAAAAACTCAGCTACAGACATGGATTTTGTGTGGGTTGCAAATGATCAAGGTGACATTACTGGCGTTACAGCTGGCACGGGTATTACAGTCACATCACCGACCGGCCCAGTTCCAACAGTTTCAATTGATACGGCAACAACAGTCGATAAGACAACAGCCCAAACTTTGACAAACAAAACATTGACGGCACCGGTCATTTCATCACCAAAAATCTCATCAACTTACTCAGCCAAAACAGCTGCATACACATTTGTTTCAGGCGATGAAGGCAACTTATTTTCAATGAATGCTGCAACATCTCAAGCATTTACAATACCAACAGATGCCACATTTAACTTTGCCGTAGGTACAGAAATCAACGTCTTTTGGATTACCGGTGCAGGTCAGCCGACAATTGCAGCCGTAACACCGGGAACCACAACAGTGATTTCAACAGGTGCAACAAGCGCAACACCAAAATTACGTGTTGCCAATAGCGGTGCAACATGCAAAAAACTAGCTGCAAACTCTTGGATCGTATTTGGGGATATTTCATAATGTCACCAATGCTGGGGATTATGGCTAGTGCAAGCAAATCTGTTGCATTAAGAATTGCCATTGCTCACGATGTCTCGCCGTATGTAACTGCATACCCGTGGTCAGCTGGATTTGGTACCAAATACACAAATCCAGTGACACTTCCAACGGGTACAGGCGGCGGTGTGGCATTTACAGCATTGGGAACATCGATTGCCGTTGCTCACGTCACTAGCCCATTCATTACAGCGTATCCATGGTCAAATGGCTTTGGTACAAAGTATGCAAATCCATCTACATTACCAACTGGAAATGGTTATGGTGTCGCGTTTAATCCAGCTGGAAATGCAATTGCCGTTGCTTTTGAAACAACGCCATTTGTATCGACTTATCCTTGGAATCCGGGTTTTGGTACTAAGTATGCAAATCCATCAACACTTCCAACGGGTCTAGGTCATGGCGTTGCATTTAACCCAGCTGGCACGGCAATTGCCGTTGCACATGATGTTTCTCCATACGTGTCGGCATACCCATTCTCGGCTGGCTTTGGTAGTAAGTACGCCGATCCAGCGACACTTCCAACTGGGGAAGCCTTAGGCGTTGCATTTAATGCAGCTGGCACGGCAATTGCCGTTGCTCACGCAGCTAGTCCATACGTGTCGGCATACCCGTGGTCGGCTGGTTTTGGCACAAAGTACGCGAACCCAGCCACATTGCCGACTGGCACCGGCACAAGCGTGACATGGAACCCAGCCGGAACTGCAATTGCAATAGCTCATGCAACAAGCCCCTATGTGACAGCGTATCCATGGTCATCAGGTTTTGGCACTAAGTACGCCAACCCAGCCACATTGCCAACAGGTACGGGTAGAGGCGTGGCTTTCAATGCTGACGGCTCAAACATTGCTATTGCTCATGCAACAACCCCATTTGTAACTGCATATCCATTCTCATCCGGCTTTGGTACAAAGTATGCAAATCCGGTAACACTGCCAACAGGTGACGCTTACGGCGTTGCATTCATCTAACGACTAACAAAGGAAATGAAATGATAGAAAAAGAATTAACGCCGATTGAATTACGTCAATCAGAGGTTGATAATTATTCGCTGAATGTCGAATTTTACAATGCTTTGTTACTTACGCTTGATGGCAATTGGGATGCTGACTTGGCACATTTGAAAGACATTGAAATTCAAGAAGCTGCACGGCAATGCCCAATGGATCGCTTGGAGCGATTGGCCGTGTTGCAACAATTTGATCAGGTCACTAATTTGCTCAAGACAGAAATTGTTGAACGAGCAAAGGCCGCTGCAATCCTTGAGGTTCTAATTGATATCTCAGAATAATTGGCCAGCATCAAAAGATGCGGCTGAAATAGACATAATCAGCGTTCCCATTGAGGGTACAAAGGTCAAGGTGCGATGTGCGAAAGCTGTTGCACCATTGATCGCTGGATTTTGCTCTGAATTTCATAAGCTGATTGAACCCATCGATCAAGGCTCTTTGGACGATTGGGGCTATTGCTTTCGCATGGTAAGAGGTTCGACTGACAAATTAAGCAATCACAGCTCTGGCACGGCCATCGATCTGAACGCGACTCAACATCCGCTGGGCCGTGTTGGCACATTCCCAGCTGAGAAGGTTCCAATGATTCGGGCTTTGGCTAAGAAATACGGCCTCAAATGGGGTGGAGATTTTAGAAATCGAAAAGATGAGATGCACTTTGAGATTGAATTGAGTGAAGCGAAAGTCGCGGCTCTCATCGGGAGCTTGAACAAAGGAGAAAACTGATGGATCAAGCAAAAGCAATGCTGGCATCATGGCTGAGAAGCTCTGTTGCCGGTGCGTTGGCCGTTTATATGACTGGTAATACCAATCCCAAAGATTTGGCAATGGGTTTAATCGCTGGCATTGTGCCGGTACTAGCTCGATGGGCCAATCCTAATGACGTCACATTTGGCGTAAAGAAGTGAGCGTAGGCGAATGGACGGCTGTTGGTGGTTTTGTCATTGCGATACTGGCAGCCGTCTATTCGTCAATGAGGATCATCATCAGATCGGTAATGAGCGAACTTTCTCCGAATTCGGGATCGAGTATGAAGGATCAGATTTCGCGTATAGAGGCGCGTTTGGATTATCTATACACACAGCTCATTGAGAAACAGTAAAGACACGCCGCAATTTAGGCGCGATTGTTGATTTTGTCGGCTACGGCTGTCACTCTTTGTTTGGGAGCGAAGCAAAGTAGTTTCCAGATTCGGGAGCTAGACAATGAATGAAATCTCAATTGTGATCACTTGTTTGATCGCAGGTACTTTGTGGGCGGTAATGGCTTATTCTGTTGGATTCAAAGAAGGCGAGCGACAAGGTTACAGGCGCGGCCGGTCTTTAGCTCGACACATTTCACAGCGCGATAAGTTGGTCAAATAATGGCTACTTTTATGGATGGCTATGAAGGCAACAAAGAGCGCACAGATCGTTGGCTCGCCACATTCCCAAAAGGTCGATTAGAAGCTCACATCATTGAATTTAATGCAGAAAAAGGCTATGTCCTTGTTCAAGCAAAAGCATGGCGAAACATAACTGAAACCGAGCCAGCTGGCATTGATTACGCACACGGCTTTCTTGCAGCTTATCCCGACAAAATGAAACGCTGGTTTGTTGAGGACACTGTTACATCGGCTTTGATGCGCGTAATGGCATTGGTAATGGGCGGTGCTGAGAAGGCCACACAAGAGGTCATGGCCACAATTAAAGCACCGGCAGCCGATTATGACTATTGGACAACAAAGCATGGCGATGTGCCATCATTCCAATCAGAGCAAGAATTACTGGATGCAGAACAGAAACAAAACACCGGATCAATTCCAGAGGTCACATCTCATTTGGGCGATGAAATGACATCACATGTACCGGAATGCTCACACGGGGCACGTATTTGGCGTGAAGGTATATCGGCCAAAACAGGTAAAGCATGGGGCAATTACAGCTGTATCGAACGCAAGCCAAATCAATGCGAACCGGTGTGGTACGTCTTTACAAGCCGAGGAAAATGGGAGTCACAGGTATGAGTGAAACAAGAACAGCCTACGCCATTGGGTATTGCTCAATGTGTGCGGATAAAGAAAAGGCTGAAAGATTGATCACCACAAATGAAACTCAATGGATGATGGCATCAATGGCGTGTCGAGAATGTGCTTCATACCAAGTAGAAATTGAGATCACACCATGAGCGATTACATGGAGATCATCAACCCACAAACACGCATTGCCCGGCTTTACTTTCAAGGCGAAGTCGTTGAGGAATACAAAGTCGAGCAATGTGACAAATGCTCAAAGCTCACAAAGTTTGATTCATTTGGTTATCAAAAGGGCTATGACGGGAGAGAAAATATCATTTGGTTTTGTGGTGATTGCCGATGATCATGGTGCGATTGTCGCGTCAAGATGAGGTATTAGCTCACACGACTGGATTGGCACGTGAATCACGATACGGATCAAACCCTAAGTTCATGGGCAATAAAGGCAATTTCCACAATGGCGTTGTTGTTCATTCTGAGGGTGTTGGAGCTGAGATCGCCGTTGCCCGATACTTTGGGGTTGAAGATTTCAAGCCAACAGTTAATACATTCAAGAATGAACCAGATGTGTATTGGAATGGCATCGCTATGGAAGTCAAACAAACGTCACACAAAAACGGCCATTTGATCATTACAGATGATGATCGTGATACAGATATTGCCGTGCTTGTTGTAGGTGAATCTCCATCATATTACGTTGTCGGCTGGATACCGGTTGGCGTAGCTAAGAGGCCACGATTTGCCTCAGCTATGGGCGGCTATTGGGTCAGCCAAATCAATTTACAACCCATCGAAACGTTAAGGAAATCAACTCATGCCAATACTTGAATTTGATTGCTCAATATGTGCAAAGCTGTACGGCAAAGCAAAGCAACGTCACGGATTAAAGAAGGGCGTTGAATTAACTGCCCATGAATGGTTTGCTCAATGTCATGGATGCGGATCATTTGGCATCAAGATCGTTGATGATTCCAAGATCGATGCGTTAAGTCTATGAATAAGTTATCCACAGGCGTTATCCACATGTGCATTAAAGCTGTGGGACTCGCTCAAGATTACGCTCGCTACTTGACAGCGGCGGTACGCTCCAGACTCGCAAGCGAGCCGGTTCACCGGGTAGCTCGCAGGCGATGTATGGTGCTAATGGCCGGGCTCTGTATTGTTGGCACGATACCGGCTAACGCTGCACAAGATGTAAATACAACACCATCAATAGATTCTTTGAAGCTGTATGCACATTCAAGGATTGTTAATTACAAACAATTCCAATGCTTTAACAAGCTGATCACAGCCGAATCAAATTGGCGTGTTGAGGCAATCAATCCCAATGGTAAGCACTTTGGACTTGGCCAGATGCGAAACACTAAGTATCAAAACCTTGATGGGTTTAGGATGATTGACTGGTCATTGAGATACATTAAAGCAAGACACGGATCAAGCTGTAATGCTTATGCCCATTGGCAGAAACACAAGTGGCATTGATGGACACAATCAAATGCTCAAGGTGTGATGATGCGATACCGGAAAGTGAAGCTCTCGAGGTTGGCTCATGGTGGGTATGTGGGATTTGTTATGATGACATCTAGGATAAAGCCATGGTAAGCGGTAAGCATGCCCGTGTGTATGGGTCAGCATGGCGCAAGATGCGTGTGTATATCTTGGCCAGAGATGGGCACACGTGCCAGTATTGTGCAGCTCCAGCCACGACAGTGGATCACGTGGAGCCGGTAGCCAAAGGCGGTGAGATATTGAACCCTGAGAATCTAGTAGCTGCATGCGTATCGTGTAACTCAAAAAAGCAAGACAAGGACAGTCGCTTTTTTTTGAAGCCTGTTTCCAC